CTGATAAGTAGAATCCGGCAAATGCAGGTGTTGATAAAGCTGAAGCAGCAGCTATTGTTAATACTTTTTTGAGCATTTTTTAAAAATTAAAACTATATACTAATTGTTTTTAACAAAAAATCAATGTTACTCAGACTGTTCTTCTGCTGTCTCGTCTGGTTTTAATATATCTTCTACAGCAGCGATGCCACCTTTTAGTTCAAATATTCTTTGTTTACAGTTTTCTACAACTTGATTTGCCTGATTAAAGTTATTTACTACCTGCTGTAGTTCAGAGTTAAGAGCTTCCAGCTTTTGCTGCGGATCGACTGCCATAAAAAATAAATAGTTAAACGTATTATATTAACTAGCTTTTAATGATGCAACTTCGGTTGACAACTCTTGTATAGCTTTTATCAAAGGTGAGATTAGTTCACAATAGCCTAAACCCATAGGAGAATCTTCTTCTTTGCTTATACCACCAAAATCCGCAATAGATTTGCCTAAACTTAAAATTGTTTCTTCTATATCTTGTACTATTAATCCGTAATGAGTTTTGCCATCGTCTTTGTTCCACTTAAAAGAAATTGGTTTTAATTTATTAATAAAATCTAAACCTAAGTCGGATTCTACAATAGTATTTTTTTCTGTTTTATCTGATGTATTTATAGATCCATTTACAGCACATACTTCAGTCCATCTTCTATTACTTAAACCACAAGTATGTGCGTTATCAGTATTTGGATAGATTCGACCATCAAAAGTCATCTGACCGTAAGAATGATTACCAGAACTGACGGTTGCAAACTTTCTACTGTTATTATGAAATAGCTCTACGGCTCCATCTACAATGAATCTTGCCATTGTTTCATGTGGTGTTTTAGTTAATATAATTTCACTACCATTAGTTTTAAGATTTAAATGACCACTACCATTATCTAAAATATAAGAGTCGCTTCCATCGTGATAAATTTGTAGGTCATCACTATCCCCAATATTTAATTTGCCGTTATCGTTTAATTGTATTTGTCCATGAACATGAACACCATCTGATAATGTATTAAACTTTTTACTGTTTGTATGATATAACTCTACTCCTGCATTAAAATTAACTTTTATACTTGTATCGTTTGAAGATCCATTTTCTAAAAAGAAACCAGCACTATCTGAAGCCCTAAATCTAAATTTATCTGATGCATTATCACCTTCATCAGGCTCAAAAGTAAGTATAGCTTCGACACCCTCTGCTCCTGATATTTTTACACCGTCACTTGTAGTCTCAAACTTTTTGCTGTTGTTGTGAAAGAGTTCTACTGCTCCATCTGCAATGCAATTTAGTGCTGACTTTGCACCTACATTTGCTTTAGTCTGTAGTCTAATATCATTAGCTCTTATTTCTATATCAGTACCACTTAAATCATCTATAAAACTTACTGACCCTGTGTGATAAATTTTTAAATCATCACCAGTACCTATACGAATTTCATCATTATCATCTAGCCTGATACCATCGGCTTTAACATTACCTGTTACATTAACTCCACCACTCGTAGTCTCAAACTTTTTACTGTTGTCGTAATATAGCTCTACTGATCCGTTTCTGAAAAACTTACCAGATATTTCTTGATTACTTAGGTTGGAATCGGTAGAACCAATCTGAACTGAATTAGTTGAAAGTAAATAAAGATTATTAGCAGTATTTCTAATATAAGAATTTGCACCTCCTGTGTGATAAATTTGTAGGTCATCGCTATTACCTAACCTTATTACTCCGTTGTCACTAATATCAATAACATCAGAAATATTTAATTCTTGCCATCGTGCAGAACTGCCTCCTAAAGCGTGAGTATCGTTTGCACTTGGGAAAATATTACCTGTAACAGTTAGACCAGTGCTTGTAGTCTCAAATTTTTTACTGCCGTTATGATAAAGTTCTACTGAACCATCGCCTACTGCTCTAATAAGAAATTCAGTAAGATTTCCCTTATAAACTCTAAAATCATCTGTGTTGAATCTTATTTGATTTAGACTTTCAATTCTTAATTCATTAGTTGCATTGTCAATATTACTGTGCGTACCATCATGATAAATTTGTAGGTCATTACCATCTCCAAAAACACTTTTTACACCATCAAAGTGTTTTAAAATATTTCCAGATTCATCAAAAAATAGATCTTTTCCTGAGTTGGTTTGATTATCAATAAAGAAATCACCAAAAACTGTCGATCCATTTGAAAAAGTTGCAAACTTTTTACTATTATCGTGATATAACTCTACTGCTCCGTTTTCAATAAACGCAGCCATGTTTTCAGTATTATCTGCATTATTAATTTGAAATCTGCTAGATTGAACCACTAAAAAACCAGTCCCAGAATCTACAAGCCTAGAATGAGATCCATCATGATAAATTTGTAAGTCATTTCCTGTACCAAATCTTAGCTTTTGGTTGTCAAGCAGGTCTACGTTGGTGGCAAGATCCGATCCAGTGATAGTACCGTCTTTAATACCTTGAGTGCTGATTTGTGTAAGTGCCATTTACTTTGCCTCCAATGCTTCTACTTTAGTTTCTAATAGTTTTATTTTTGTATCTTGTCTTTTAACTAAATTAATTAAATGAGGAATAAATCTTTCATATTGAACACTTTCAACTATAGGAGTATCTAATTTCTTTTCAATAGTTTTATCATCTTCCATTACAATTTCAATTGTTTTATAAGAACAAAGTCTTGGATCAATCTTTTCAATTTCTTCGGCAATAAATCCCCAATGTCCATGATCCTTATTATCATCCTCACAAAGTGACTTATACCAAACAGGACGAGCTTCTAAAACTGCATCAGCGTATTTATCTTCTAAGGTTTCAATATCTGTTTTATATCTTTGGCTAGAAGTTATTCTCCTTAATTTACCTCCAGAAGAAACTGATACTGTATTTGCACTTGAACCAGTTGTAGCGTTAAAGACACCTACACAAAATAAATTACCATTACTATCTATTTTCATCCTCTCACTAGATCCATCAACTCTAAATATCAAGTTTGAACCTGCGGTGGCATTAGACCTGTCAGCTACAATAAAGAAATTTCCATCATCAGCAAATATCGCTCCGTCAGTATTATTACTAACATCTTGAAATTCTATAATCCCCGCTCCCGTAGTTGATTTTCCAGAAATAACTAATTTATTGTGATCAGATTCATTATTAATTGAAGAAGTCCCCAAGGCCAAATTTCCATTAGAGTCAAGACGCATTTTTTCACTATCATCAACTCTAAATAACATGAGAGTATTTCCTTCTTCGTTACCTTGATCTGCTTCAAAAACTAAATCTCCTCCTCCAGCAGTTATGCGTGAGAATGGGGTGTTACCATCAGTATCAGATAAAGTAATAGTGGGAACAGACGCAGGGATATTTATTCCAGTATTTGTTGTCTCTAGCCTTAGATCGCCATCAAAAAACAGACTTACCGCTCCTCCCACATTATAAAACAATCCAGTATCTCCGTTACCTCTTTGCAGTCTTACTCCACCAACATCAGATTGCAAATGTAATTCGCCTGTTCCAGTTTCATGAAGAACGGAGTGACTTCCTGAGTGAAAAATTTGCAGATCATCGTTATCACCCATTCTTATTTTTCCGTTATCACTAACATCAATAACATCAGAAATATTTAATTCTTGCCATCGTGCAGAACTGCCTCCTAAAGCGTGACTATCATTTGCACTTGGGAAAATATTACCTGTAACAGTTACACCAGTATTTGAAGTTTCAAATTTTTTAATACCATTAAAGTGTAAATCTGTTGATGAATTATCTCGACATATAATTCCAGTTTCATCTGCTGCTGTTTTTATCTGTATAAAACCACTTTGTCCATCTATAGATCCTCTAGCAGCATTTGAAAGACCTACAAATGATAGTTTTACTTGATTATTAGAAAGGTGTTTTAGTTGTGTTTCATTACTACCATTAAATTTAAGCTGAGAATTAAAATTAGTTGTATGTTTAAATATGCCTGTGGTTGAATCAACATCTCCTGTAACAGTTATAGCACCACTAAAAGTACCACCAGCTAAAGGCATTTTAGTTGCTATTGAGTTGGTGACAGTTGTTGCGAAATTTGGATCATCGCCTAAAGCCGCTGCTAATTCATTAAGTGTATTTAATGTACCAGGTGCAGAGTCAACTAGATTTGCTACTGCCGTATCTGCATAAGCTGTTGTCGCAACCTTGGTAGAATTATCACTTGCTGACTGGGTCGTTGCTGTTACTCCATTTGTCAAGACACCAGAACTAGAAGTTAAGCCACCAAATAATGTATCTCTTGTAGCAATATCAACTCCGTCAACTGTTCCTGTAACTGTGATATTACCTGTTACGTCTAACCCTGCACCAACGTCTAAGTTGCCAGTTACATCAATGTGACCATCGGGATTAACTTTTAATCTAGTTGCAAAACTACCACTCTGATCGTTTTGTATTACAAAATCACCACCAGCAGTTAATATTCTATAATCTGGATTTGCGTCATTTTCTGTAAAATTTAAAGTCGGACTTGCACTTGATATTGTTACATCTGAAGTAAATGTAGGGGAGATCTTAGACCCTGCTATCGCAGCACTTGCGTCAATCTGTGCGTTAACAAGTCCACTACTATTAAGTAGAGTTTTTATATCACTAGCTGTCTGGTCGGCTGTAGCACCATCTTCTACATTTATCATTGATCTTACATTTGCAGCGGTGAGAGTAGTAGGATCTCCAGACCCACTCGCCACTCGACCAATAATTCTGTTTTGAGGTATATTTTCTAATTTTGCAAAAGTAACTGCATTATCAGATATGTTAGAAGTTCCAACAGATGTTAAAAACCCTGCTCCATTAGTAAGTTGATTTGTGTTAGTGACATTTGTAGCCCCAGAAGCAATACCATCAAGTTTTGTTCCATCCGTAGCTATATCACGACCATCAACTGTTCCAGTAGTAGTTACATTTCCACTAGATGAGTTAACAGTAAATACATTAGTTCCAGCATTATTATTAACAATAAAATTCCCATTGGTATGAACCATTGTTAACGTACCAGCAATCTGTGTATTTAAACTATGCTGTATCTGTGAATCAGTAATACTAAATCTTGTAGAGCCACCAGTTTGAACAGAAAATTGGTCGTTACCAGCAAATCTTATAGCTGTATTTGTATCACCAGAATGAATAATTTTATCAGCGATAACAAGATTTTGTGATCCAAAATCTGGGTTAATTTTAGAACCATCTATTGCTGCACTTGCGTTTATATCAGCATTTACTATCGCTCCATCTACTATTTTTGCACTCGTAACACTGTTATCTGCTGGTTCGCTTACTCCAAGACTTTTGAATGTAAGGATAAAAAAGTCACTACCTGTTGCTGGAGCGTCACCAAGAATAATATCCGTTCCATCAACACTGAAGCCTTCACTAGGTTGACCCGTGCCTGCTACTGGCTTTTGAATCACACCATTGATGCTGACTAATAACTGCTGTGCTGATACAGAAGGAGGAGCAGATAAGGTGAATCTATAAGCAGATCCGTTAAATGTTGCACTACCGCCACCCGTTCCAGAGGAAGAACTAAGAGTATTTATTGCAATATCACTGCCACCACCAGCTATTTCAGCAATGCTGCCATTATCCATCTTGGTAAACAACTTACCAACATCAGTTCTTATTGCTACTTCACCGACAACAAGATCACTTGCAACTGGATCACTGCCAGATCCTCTCTTATGTTTAATTACATTAGCCATGAGCTATAACCTCCTATAGATTAGTAGCTACCGCCATCTATGGTTATACCATCAAATGTTGTTAAGTTCGTAATCGAACCACCTGTTATTGCAACAGAGTTAGCAGCTTGGGTAGCAATACTGCCAAGTCCTAAAGTGGTACGAGCAGCAGCAGCGTCCGCATCATCTATCAAAGTTTTAGCATAATTAGATAAACCGAGTGCAGTCAATGCAGCAGAGGCACTCGTTGCACCTGTTCCACCGTCAGAAATTGCAAGCGTTCCAGTGATAGAACTTGCATCAAGTTTTACAGCTATTTCAGTAGATTCAATAACAAGACCACCATTAGCCTTTAGATCAACAGATAAAGTATTACCAGACTTATCTAAGCCATCTCCCGCTATTATTTGCCCCGCACCTGAGAATTGTGCAAATGTTAGATTATTCGTTCCAACAACAGCGGATCCAGTATCAGATGTACAAGTAAAACCATTCTCTGCATTTATTGTTCCCTGTTCTACAAAAACGAAAGCACCAGCAGCATTTGCACCCGTAGCCATATCTGTGGTACGAGATGGTGCGCCAGATGCGTTAACATTATAAATACCATTCTGTGAAGCGGTAGTCTGGTTTTTAATTAATATTCGATCACCAGTTTGTAAAGTCACACCATCTATGGATTGACCATTAGCAAATGCAGTAGATAATGTGCCATTCGCAGTAGTTGTGGCAACCACAGAATCTTTAACATCTAAACCTTGAGCGACTCCATCTACATAGCCTTTGTTAGCTGCATCAGCATCGGCAGTAGGGTCTGCTAATCCTGTTATCTTTTGGGAGTTTAAAGAAACTGCACTAGTAGGGGCTGTTAATTGATCTAATCTGTTAGTTCTTACTCCAGCGTCAAAATCACTAATTTTTGTATGAGCAAGAGAAGGGATATCAGCAGCAACTAAAGATCTAAATGTAGGAGCAGCATCACTTCCAGTTGTAGGGCCAGATAATATTTTGTTAGCATTTTGGACTGTATCTTTATCAAAGAAGCCACCCTTACCACCAATTTTAATAACACTGGTCGCTGATCCTCCAGCACCTCCAGTACCTTTACCAATAAACAGGGTTTCAGTTCCCTCGGTAAAAGCTAGTTCCGCATTGGCTAATGATGTGGGTGCTGACGATCCAGTAGATCTTTTTATTCTTAAGGTGTTTGCCATGTTAGAAGTTTCCTCCGTCTACTAAGTTTTCGACAGTGCGTGTTTGATCTGCTTTAAATGTACCAGCAGTTGAGTCAAAATACACTACTGAGTTATTTACTCTATTAGCGTCATTAAGGTTTGTACCAGTTGTACTAAATTGTGGCCCTTGAGGGCCAAGAGTTGAAATTGTAACGACATTAGTTTCACCATTTACTGTTACAGTATTTCTTTTAGTTGTTATGTTAACTGAGGTCATGTAGTCGTGTAACCTTCACTCATTGTTATTGTACCTTCTAAATAATATTCTCGATTACCACCTGCATCAATTAATAATACATCATATTTTAAAGTTGGAACTGTAAATGTTTCAGTTTGAGCATCGGTAAGAGTAATACTTACTGAACCTGCTGATCTATCTGTATATGTAACAGAAAAATCTGCAAATTTATGATTGCGAGTTTCTTCCCAAACTTGTGCTGCAACAGTAAAACCTGTAAGATTTATTGCATTATTATTTGAATCCTTAAAAATTAAAGGAATGGTATGATCTGATCTTCTTTGAAGAGTAAAGTTGTAAATACCTGGTTCGATTGCCATTAGTTATAAGGTGAAGGGCCGAGAATAGAAGTATTCCATTGAGCTTTTAGCTCATCTGTAGTATTAGCAGAGTTTATTGAGGAATCAGCAGGTGCATCTCTTAATGCTTGTTTTTTATTTTTTATTTCAGTTGTATCTGATCCAGTTTCAAGTGCTTTTGTAAATTCAACATCAAGTTCATTAAACTTATCTGTTCTTGCTTCTCTGATTTTACTTTTATGAATTTCTTTGGCTTTTGCCATATCAACACCAAACCCCATGATTTACTCCGTATAAGTCCAAGCGTTTCTAAAGCTCCTATCTGTAGGAACTTCTGTTGCATCTATTATATAAGAAGTTTTGCCGTCAGGCACGTCTTTAGCTTGTATTTCTTCAAGTGTTAATCCACAGTTATCGGTAGGAATTATGATTGCAACAGTTCCGTTGTCTTGCATATAAACAATTCTTTTATCTGAGTTTGCCATAGTTTTTACTTATATATTAGTTCTCTATAACCATAAAGGAAACCATAACTTTATCTATTGTCTCTGCTGAGCTATTGTCTTTAAAAGTTCTTGATTTAAAACTTGAAGAACTAATAGTACTATTGCGAATATAAAGACACCCATGACTGAAATGCCCCGCATTATCTTGGCTGATGCAATGTGTAATTATGTAATTTGAACTACTCATATTACTGGAAAAATTAACTTGATAACCACCCACTTCATTATCAGTTATTGAACTCACGTTAAAAGATTGCCTTATAGAAACACTTCCAGTACCTTTTAAATTAACAAAAGCCTTTACTCTTCCATTTATATTAGTTAAGTTAGCACCGCTTATTGAGGGTAAAGATCCTGTTAATTTAGATGCCGTAAGTGTAGAAATTCTTGCATCTGAAACTGTTCCTGATGTTAAGCGACTTGCATTTAAATTTGTAAGATTTGCACCACTAACGGCTGGCAATGTAGAAGGAAATCTTGCGTTTGGAATCGTGCCAGAAGTTAGATTACTAGCACTTAAGTTGTTAAGACTGGTTGTGGCTGATGCAAACGATAAATTTCCCGATCCATCAGTCTTTAAGAATTCTCCATTGTTACCATCATTTACAGGAAGAGTAAGAGTAAAGTTAGTAGAAATAGTGCTTGGTGCTTTAATTGCAGCGTAATGTGAACTATTTGCATCTCCAAATCTGACTTCGTTCTGTAAATTTAATGTTATTCCGTTTTGGTCAAGAAATAATTGTTCTGTACCAGAAGCAGCTACGCCTATTTGGTTCGAGGCTTTCTTAAAAAATCCTGTTGTTGAATCACCAAAATGTACAGAAGGAGCACCTGCGTTTTGACTTGCTAAAGCCAAAACCCCTGTCATAGTACCACCTGCCACAGGTAGTAACCCTAAGTTTGCAGTGTTAACAGGACCAATAGTGGTAAATCCAGTGTTACCAGAGTTTCTAATTTTTAAATTATTATTATCTGCGGTATCAACATAAGGCATAAATGCTTCTGTATTAGAAGGATCACTACCACCACTATTTAATGTTTTTATTGCACTGAATACAGCATTTAAGTCACTACGGACAGAAGCTCCCGATGCGTTTGCAATATTATAGTCTGAAACTTGAGCCATAAATTAAAAACTAGCCACCTTTACCATATCCTACAGCCGAAAAAGTAAAAGATCTATCTACAAAACTAGAACCATTTTTAATACTTACAGTAAAGCCTGTGCCTGATAAATTTGTAATAGTAAAGAAATCACCTGATTGAGCATTTTGTATAGTTAGTCCAACAGAGGGTAGGAAAGCATTTGCTCCTCCTAATGAAGATGTACCGACAAAAAATGGCGTTCCAAAAGTAACTGTCTTAGCTGAAGTTCCTGATTGTTGTGGTGCGGTAGATGTTCCACTGCCTGTCTGATAATTCTGCTCAGTTCTTGATTGAAACTCTGCTGAATATCCTGCCTGTTGTACATTCATATTTTGTGCAGTGTTTGTTGTTTCAAGAATTAATTTAAATTTAAATCTGTGACCTTTAAATGTACCATTTGCAAAATTATTAAATGCACCAAAACTACCTGACGCTGATTGAGATGTTGCTACTTGAATCTGACAGTTTGCCTCGTCTGCTGCTGCACCGTCAAAATTATTATCTAAAGCAGCATAATCATCCCAAAGTATTCCTGGTGGACCAGGTATTAAAGTTTCTATATCCTGTCCTATATTGAATCCAATAGATCTTATAACACGTTTTAAATCAAGAGAGAATACAGCACCTAAATTTAAAATATCTTTAAAAGCGTATTCTCCAGTAGCATTTGTAGCAGGGTTAGTTAACTGTAAAGCACTCGTAGAATTATTAAATGTTGTATTAGTTTTCGTACCTTGAAAAGCTGGACTATCTAAATCTTCACGATCTTGCAGTATAACTTGCGTATCAATAAGATCAGGAAGATCCATGATAATACTTGTTTCTCCTACACAGAATCGTCCGCCATCATCTTGAAACTTAAGAATATACTCTCCTTCTAAACTAGGCACT